TCACCCTGTTTTTGTGTTGACGATCACCCAATCTTTTCCTCTGTCATCATTATATTTGTCTGTCATTTTTCTTGATTTATGGCCGAGTAATTTTTGCGTGTCGACACCTTGTTCTCTGTACAAGCGTTCTGATAATGATCTCTGTTCGTGAAAAGTGGGTGGGGATCCCTTATCCCATTTCAGTCCACTTCTGTCACGTGCTTTTTTGAATGTTGAAGTTAAAGAACTGGTTGAAACCTGATCACCGCGGTTTGCTTGTGAGGTGGTATGTCTGAAATGCACAAGATATTTACTGATGACTGCATCCCGGCATTTAGATACAACGTCCCGAAGAGTTAAACCCAGGGCTTCACATTTCAAGTCCAATGGTATCGCTAAACGCGATCCTGTTTTTTCCTGTTCGACATGGAGCATATCGTCCCATATGTCTTTAAACTTCATGTTACAGATATCGCCCAAACGCTGACCTGTTATTATCGCGAGCAACATTCCACACTGGAGGTACGGTTCTTGCTTTTCGGCAGCTTCATAAATAGTTTTCCACTCTTCCAGAGAAAGACGCTGACGAGTGACTCTGTTTCTCGGCTGCTTGGTCGCCAGGGCAGGGTTATAGCCTGGAGGGACATGACCGTTATGTTGCGCTTCTTTGAATACATCAATCAAAACCATGCGAACAACTTGCGCCATACGATTATGGCCTTCAGCCTTAACTGCATCCGTTATCTCAGAGATATCCAATGCGGAAATATCTTTCAAATATTGCATACCGCAATGTTCGCGAAATAACCTGACTGGTTTTGCTTTCTGTCGATAAGAATTAGGTCTGAGTTCACGGTGTTTTAACCGTTCGTCCTGAATTTCAATATACTTATCAATCCACTCAGTGACAGTAATGTCCGTTCTTCTGCCTTTCATTCTGGCAAGACGGTCGTTAACACTAAGAACCTGCCTGGTTCTTTGTTCTGCAATGATCGTGTTCGCTTCGGATGCAACCTTTTTAGCTTCCACTTCATCAGTACCCAAGCTGTGAAAGCGTCCTGAAACAGGATGTTTATATTGCCAATAAATCTTGCCCGTCCGCTTATCTAGCTTGCAGTATAGATTCGGAATTGAAATTTTGTGAGAACGTGGTCTAGCAGCCATCTGCAATAATCCGTTGTAATCTTGGACTGGCGTTTGCCGGAATTTTCGGTTCGGCAAGCGTACCAACAAATCGAGCATTACGGTCTACCATCCAGTAACGACCTACTTTAACAGCTGGAGGTATCATCATTTTGCCTTTAGCGTATTTCTTAAGGATACGCTCACTTGGTGCTTGCGCTCCGAACTCCTCATTGGCCCAGTCGAGTAAGGAGATCATTCGTGACATTTATTTTTCTCCACAAAGCCCGGCTGCACCCGGGCTGTAACATCAAATATCAGTGCTGGTGGTCGGTATTGATATCAGCCGCCTTCAACGCGCTCCCACCAACGTCTTGATCTGATTGCCTTCACTACAGACTCTTTATCTTTTTATGCAGCACATTGGCGTAGCTCCATCAGTTCATTAAAGCGGGCCATAAACAGGCCGAAAGCCTGACTGGGGCGAAGTGGGTAGATTTCGAATAAATCTGTCGGGGGGATACCTTCCAGTATTACCCAGGGAATACTGTCATCAATATCCAGATCGCGGCGTTCAGTTGCCAGCATGGTCAGATCTGCATACTTCACTACGCTGGCTTCTTCCAGTGGCAAGCCAAACTTAAAGCGGATCAGTTGATCGGTATGTTTCTCAATCTCGCGATAATCAGGCAGTAACGCTTTTAATGGGGCAGGGATATCCTGGCAATACGCTTCGGCTGCGTCGTGCATCAGGGCTTCAAAGGCAAACTCCGGTGATACAAGCTGGCTGCACAGTACGGAATGCTGCGCCACGCTATAAAACTCAGGGAGATGTCCGGAGAAGCGGCAAATATTGGAAAGCGCCACGGCGATATCTTCAATATCAATGTCGTCAATAGTTGCGCTGAGATAATCAAATTGTTTACCTGAAAGTGTTTGAATAAAACTCATCGTTGGTTCTCCTTATAATTTATTTCGCGCTGCACCGCGTGAATTTTGGTTGTGCGAATCCCTCGCCTAGTGGCGATAATTAACAGAATTACACTTCAATAAATCCCCGCGGCGCCGGGGATTTAATGCAGAGCAATTACGCTTTAAAGTTACCGATGAACGTTTCTACTGATTCACCGTCGAATTTGCTGATCAGCAGGTCGCGGAATTCATTGGCGATCGCTTCTTCCTGCGCTTCCAGTTGTACGATACGCAGAACAAAGCGAGGTTCATCACCGGTCAACAGGCTGTTGCGGAGGCTGAACGCACGTTCACCGAGACCCTCATATGGAACACATTTGAACTCAAAAGCCACCGGCATAACGTCTTTGCTGCTGGCCTCAATGCTTTGCATAAGGGATTTCTTACCGCTGAAATCGCCATCTTCATGATCCTGCTGGGTTGCCTGTTGGATCGTAATGCGGCGAACAGCCTGGGCAGCCTGTGAAATCTGCATTGTGTTACCGTCAGAATCGAACGCCAGGAGATAATCGCTCCAGTCTTCAAGCCATTCGGCGATCTGTTTTTGTTTCAGGCGTTCCCCGTTGATCTGGAGCAGGGCGCGGAATGGTGCAGTCTGTTTCAGCGTGATAGAAGCAACGTTGTCTGCATGACCGGGGTTATCCAGCGTACCAATATTGAAAACTGAGCGAGCTGTCATATGGTCAGCATCAATAAAGCAGCGTGCTTTTTCGGTTGCACTGGCATAGCCCTTTGAATAACGAACAAAGTCTTCAATGCTGGTGGTAGTCATGGCGCCGCGGAAGCGGAAACGCTCCAGAGCAAAGCGTTCGAGGCTTTCAACACCTGTCCCGGCAGGCAATAATGCTGTCGGGCAAGCCAGCCCCTGAATATCGTTCAGGTGATAGCCAGAAAGAACCAGGTCTTTTACCTGCTGAAAAGTGCCGCTGTCTAACTGAGACATAAAAATTCCTTATTAACTAATGATCAAAGTGGTGGCAGTGAATTGGTTAGCTGCGGTTCACTGAGCCGCTTTAAGCTTTCCGTCAGTAGTGCCTTTAATACTGAACAGTTGACCCTGATCTTCCTGCAGTATGGTGAGCTTTCCGCCCTTGTTAACCCACATTGGGGTTTCTGTTGTGTCCTCTTCTGACGCTTTACCGCGCGGCGTCGGAGTGCTGTACTGCAGCTTGTGTTTAATTTTGACGCGCTTCTCTTCGACTGAATTTCCCATGCGCTCAAAATCAAAGGTGAGGACTACCTTGCCTTTATTGCCGTTATTCAGAACGCCTAATCCGACAGTATTCAGCGCTGCCGCGATTTTGTTCATGAACACGCCGGCATCCAGTTCGCCCAGAAAGTCGGGCACTACGGTCATGCGGTCATCATTCATCGTTAACCACTCAAGATGGCGGTTGCCACCGCCAGTTGGTTTCTCCACAAAACAGAAAAGAGCACCTGCTGTAACAGCTTTCTGGGTGGATGGGGTAATGAGCCCGTCGCGCGGAGATGCACTTTTCTGTTGTGTAAAAAGGTCGGCGTCACGGCAGAACACTGTCGCCTTCCTCCTGTTGTTGGAAGAGCCGGACGCCGACAAGACTTCACACAGCAATAACGTTGTGGTGCCGGGTGCCTCCCGGTATCTGGCGAAGGTTGCACGCCAGACGGGTGCTTAACTACAGAGGATCGACTGTCAGCTTCAACCTTACCCGCGTGCGCTGAGCCGCATTCACCACAACGATGAGAGCATTACCGGTGTCCGAATTGAACGGACCTTTTCTCTGCCCAACCCACCTCGCTAAAGAGGTCTGTCTGGAATCGAACCAGCACTTATGCCTTGCTCGTCAATGCCCTCATCGTTGTGTGCCTGTCTTTTCACCACTTCAGGCTCGGTGGTATCCTTAAAGTCTCTATAACTTGAGGATATTTTTATGCTTGATGAACAGCTTATTACTGTGGGTGAGTTGCTTGACCGTCTAAAGCACTACCCGCGCGACACTAAAATTTCATTCAGTGGGTTAGATTTCTATCGCCTTAAACAACGAGGGGAAAATCTAATCCAGGTAGAATTCAACCAGCTTGTTTATCGCAACTCCGAAGGTCACGTGGTGGTTGAAAACCTTGAATAATCGCTGATGCGAACACTGCAGCTTTCGCCTTGCATACGGGGGCGTAACTTTCATCAATGCTCCCGTTAATTTCTTTGGTGAACGCGTAGCGCCCATCAGAAATTTCAATCACCCATCTTTCTTGTTGCATATCCATACCTTAGTTAAATCATTCGCGAATCATCCGGTTATTCATACGCCACCGGCGGCTACTTCGTGGGCGTCCTGCCTGTTCGCTGCTCTATGAATGCAAATTACATTTAAATTGCATATCGCGCAAGTATAAAATTGCGATATATGCAATTTTGAGTCAAAAAAAAAGCCACCATAATGGTGGCCTTGTCGACGCTTTCTATTAATTATGTCGTTTGAGTGACTGCGTCTGGCTTATCAGAACCTTGCCAAAAACGCCGAACCTGCACTCGTTGTCTTTGGTAATACTCCATTCCCTGTAGTTAGTGTTATCAGATATCACCAATAATTTATCGGGGATCATCTGCAGCCTTTTTACGTATATTTTATCATCAAAGCCAAAGACATAGATGCCATCACCATCGAACTGGTTGATGCTTATATCGACAAAAATAAGATCTCCCGGTTCAATTGTTGGCGCCATGCTGTCACCGCGCACGTTAATCACTTTAAGCTCAGCGGCAGGGCGCCCGCCAAACATAGCTAATGCTTTGTCCTTGTTATATTCGATAGCATGGATTACATCGATAACATCACCGCCCTGAATGAGTCCATTACCGGCGCTTGCACTGACATCCAGTATCTCGATACGGAACAAATCCTTCACGTTAGCTGAATCCTTTCTCATATCACTGTGTTTACATACAGTATTACCTTTTGGGTCTGAGGTAAAGAGTTCTGCTATATCAACACCTAAGCAGTCAGCCAGCCTAGAAAGTGTTTGTTCGGTAAATTGCTTTTGCTTGCCAGTCTCCAGACGAGAGATGTTTGCGGCATCCACGCCGATGGCTTCTGCTAGCTCAGCAATTTTCATGTTCTTCGCGCGGCGAAGTTGTCTGACACGGTTTCCTATATTCATGCGTTCATTACATTAATTTTTTGCGCATTGTGCAAATCAACTTGCGCAAGTTTGCTGTATGAAATAACATGCGACATACGCAAAAGAAGGGGGTTTTATGCAATCACCATTGAGAAAATTGCGGAAATCGCACGGTTATACGTTACAGCACGTCGCTAAAGGGGTTCAGGTTGATCCTGCAACATTAAGCCGGGTTGAAAGATGCGAGCAGGCTCCTTCAACAGAGCTTGCTGAGCGCCTGGCTCAATTTTACGCCGGAGAAATTAGCGAGATGCAAATTTTGTATCCAAACAGATATCAGCTTAGTGATTCGGCGATTTGACCGCCACCACAGCAGAAGGAGTAGATCCGTGGGACATGAACCTGAATGGAAAGTTGAAAAGCAGCCCCGCTGGCTGGTGGCTGCGATTAAAAAGACGATTTCCAGTCTGCATGGCGGTTATGAAGAAGCTGCGGAATGGCTGGATGTCACCAAAGATGCTCTGTTTAACCGCCTGCGTACTGGTGGTGATCAGATCTTCCCGATTGGGTGGGCGCTGGTACTGCAACGTGCCGGAGGAACCTATCACCTGGCACATTCAGTAGCCAGGGCATCAGGTGGCGTTTTTGTTCCGCTGGCAGATATGGAAGAAGTGGATAACGCAGATATTAATCAGCGCCTGCTGGAAGCGATTGAGCAGATCACCAGTTATTCCCAGCAAATCAGGGTGGCTATCGAAGATGGCGTTATTGAGCCACATGAAAAAGCCGTGATTGATGAGGAGTTGTATCAGGCGATCGCAAAGCTGCAACAGCATTCGACACTGGTATACAGAGTTTTTTGCGCGCCAGAAAAGGGTGACGCCCGCGAGTGTGCAGCTCCGGGCGCCGTGGCGTCAAATTTTATGGAGAAAACCAACGCATGAACAGTTTAACGGTAAATAACCGTTTGTCGCAACAACCGGGGATGTATGAGTACCGGCCGTTGCGTCATGAATGCAGATTACCAAATAGCCTGGTCGTGCGTAACCACAGGGAACACAGCCTGACCGTGGGGGATGACTCGTGCAGGAACTTAACCGCTGGTTTCGTGATGGAAGGGGTCTTTATGTCCATGTCATTCGCTGGGAACCAGAAACTGAGCGAGTTATCTATCTGCGCAAGGGCTATCCGCATGAGTGTTTTAGCCCTTTATGGAAATTCAGGCGTGATTTTGTTGAGTGTGAAGCGCCAGGAACACATTGATTCTGCAATTCCGGGACGTTACACTGTTCAGGCACCTCATAAAGCGGGTGCCGGGATTGGCGTCCTGGAATTGCATACGGCGACAATGGGCGCGTTAGCGTCTTTTTTGTTGCTACACCTCAGCTATACCCAAATTATGGTGGGCTGGGTGGGGGCACCGAAAGGTGCGCCGGTTTCCGTATGCGCCGGTTACGCCAACCCTGCTCAGTTCACCACCAGCGAAATTGGCGTTTCCGGTGGTGGAAGTTATCCATTGCATACGGAGGCGGCCATCATGGCTACAGTCCCAACTCTCGCTCAACCTGAAATCAGTGTTATTAACGGGCAAGCCGTTACTTCTTCCCTTGCTGTTGCCGACTACTTCACCAAACGTCATGACGATGTTCTGAAAAAGATCCGCGCACTTGATTGCTCTCCTGAGTTTACTGCCCGCAATTTTGCGGTGAGTGATTACACCGACGCATCTGGCCGCAAACTTCCCTGCTACAACATCACCCGCGACGGCTTTGCTTTCCTTGCTATGGGCTTTACGGGCAAACGCGCCGCCCAGTTCAAAGAGGCATACATCAATGCCTTTAACCAGATGGAGAAACAACTTTCAACTCCATCGGTGCTGAGCGATGCAGCACATAATGCCAGCGTTCTTTATTCCTACATTTCATCCATTCATCAAGTCTGGTTACAGCAGCTTTATCCCATGCTGGAAAAAGCGGAATCTCCGCTGGCCGTAAACCTGTACGACCGCATCAATGACGCTGCGGCGCTTGCGAGCCTTATCAATATGACACTGAACCGTTCAGAGGTAAGGGGGCGCAAATGATCCGGAATATTTTTAAACGGTTCACCAGCCAACGTTTTCATTGCCCTCGTCCAGGACAGTGGTACAGCACACCAGAAGGGTACGTTCTGCGTATTAGCCTGGTCGATCGCGAATGTCAGAAGGTTGTCTGTGAGCCTCTTGGGCGTAATTACCGCGTCAACATGCCTCTTATTGCCTTTCGTTCCGGCAAAAACATGAAGCATCTCGGAGGTGCTGCATGAGCACTAAATTAACAGGCTATGTGTGGGATGCCTGTGCAGCTTCGGGAATGAAATTATCCAGTGTGGCTATCATGGCTCGCCTGGCTGATTTCAGCAATGACGAAGGGGTCTGCTGGCCATCCATTGAGACAATTTCTCGTCAGCTTGGGGCCGGGGTAAGCACAGTCAGAACGGCGATAGCAAAACTGGAAGCTGACGGCTGGTTATCACGTAAAGCCAGACGTCAGGGAAACCGTAATGCCTCCAATGTTTATCAGCTAAATGTGGCAAAGCTGCAGGCGGCTGCATTTGCTCACCTGTCAGATCCTGACCAGTCAAAATCTGACCCATCAGAATCTGACGCATCAAAATCTGACCCATCAAAATTTGACCCGTCGAAATCTGGCAAAAACGGCGGTTTTGACCCGTCAGAATCTGGCGGGGATCCGTCAGTAAAATCAAAACAAGATCCACAAGGTAATAAAACCCTTTCTTGTCCGGACGCTTCGCAACCGGACCAGCAGATGACAGACCAGGAGTTTTTAACCCGTCATCCGGATGCCGCTGTGTTCAGCCCTAAAAAGCGTCAGTGGGGAACGCAGGACGATTTGACCTGTGCTCAGTGGATCTGGAAAAAAATCATCGCCCTGTACGAACAGGCCGCGGAGAGTGACGGCGAGCTGGTTCGTCCGAAGGAACCTAACTGGACCGTCTGGGCAAATGAAATTCGCCTGATGTGTGCTCAGGACGGGCGTACCCACAAACAGATCTGCGAAATGTACAGCCGGGTCAGCCGTGATCCGTTCTGGTGCCGTAACATTCTCAGCCCCTCAAAGCTCCGGGAAAAGTGGGATGAATTGTCACTGCGTTTGTCCGCACCCATCGGCGGACGTTTCGAAAACCGTGAAGATCCGATGTTCAAATCCAGCTACGGGAATGTGGATTACAGCCAGATCCCGACAGGGTTCAGGGGGTGATATGAGTCTTATGGGAGACGTTCAGAAATTCATTGAATCACATCCGGGATGTACTTCCAGCGATATAGCGAATGCTTTTGCAGATTTCCCGCGTAAAAGCGTCCTGCAGTCGGCAAGTAAGTTACGCCAGTGCGGGCGTGTTGCTCATCGCTTTGAAGGTAAAACTCGCAGGCATTTTGCTCTTGAGACAGACATACAGCCGGATCAGGAGCCAGATATCGGAACTAAACCTGTGCGGAGCTGTTATGTCGGAACCAACGACCCGCAGGTGATTATGCATCTGATACGTCAGGCAGAAACACTGGAGTCGGGAGGGTTGTTCCGTCGTGCAGCTACGGTATGGATGGAGGCATTCCGGGAGAGTCATATCCCGTCGGAACGTAGCGCCTTTCTGGCGCGCCGTGAACGGTGTTTGCGGAAGAGCAGAAAGTATGTTGCATCAGGTAGTGAGTGGTATCTGTCAGGGAATTATGTGGGGTCTTAATGAGCAATAAATATTGGCAGGCGCTGGCAGAACTGCGCAACAAATCAGCACATGAACTAAAAGAAGTCGGCGATCAGTGGCGGACACCAGACCTGCTTTTTTGGGGCATTAATGCGATGTTCGGTCCCCTAACGCTGGATCTCTTTGCTGACGACGATAACGCTAAGTGCCCTGTGTGGTACACCGCCGATGATAACGCGCTGGTACAAGATTGGGCTGAAATGCTGGAGTCAATCGGCGGGGCCGCATTCGGTAATCCACCCTATAGCCGCTCTCAGTACCACGAGAAGCAGGCGATCACCGGCATGACCCACATCATGGATCACACAATGGCGATGCGTGAAAAGGGTGGGCGTTACGTGTTCCTCATTAAAGCAGCGACAAGTGAAACGTGGTGGCCGGAAGACGCTGACCACATCATGTTTATCCGCGGTCGTATTGGTTTCGATCTCCCAGTGTGGTTTGTTCCTGCGGACAATAAGCAGAAACCCACTGGTGCTTTCTTTGCTGGCGCCATTGCAATCTTCGATAAATCCTGGCGCGGCGAGCATTTCAGCTACATCAGCCGTACCGAACTGGAGGAAAAAGGGAAGGCGTTTATGTCACTGGTCGAATTTGCTGCGGGAAAGGTTCAGCCACCAGCCACCACGGTTCCAGAGCAAGAAGAACCCATTGTAGCGCCAGCAGTATTACCTGATGTGGATTCGCGTATCTGGCCGCTTGAGGTTGGTCTGGTGTTCAACCAGGTTGAGGGGGCGGATTCTCTGGACGCATTACAGCAGAACAAGCTGAAAGCCAACATTAATCAACTCTGGCTGGAACGAACGGCCACCAGCGAAATCATTACTGCAGCTTCTGAACTTGTTCGCAATATGCGGGGAGAGGCCGTGTGAAACTGATCCTGCCTTTTCCTCCGAGCGTGAACACTTACTGGCGCGCCCCTAACAAGGGGCCGCTGGCCGGTCGTCACCTCATTAGCGCTGATGGCCGTAAATACCAGAGCGCTGCCTGCGTGGCGATCATTGAGCAATTACGACGTCTCCCGAAGCCATCGACTGAACTAGCAGCGGTAGAAATCATCCTGTATCCGCCAGATAAGCGGATCAGGGATTTGGACAACTACAACAAAGCGCTGTTCGACGCACTGACCCACGCAGGAGTCTGGGAGGACGACAGCCAGGTAAAGAGAATGCTGGTGGAGTGGGGACCAGTTTTCCCGAAGGGGAAGGTAGAAATCACGATCACGAAATTTGAAACAGGGGCGGGTGCAGCTGCCTGAACATGGAGAAAGAAGCATGAATAATTTAATGGTCATTGATGGTATCGAAGTTCGCCGCGACGTTCATGGGCGCTATTGTCTTAACGATTTGCACCGTGCTGCTGGTGGAGAGCAGAAATATCGTCCGAAATACTGGCTTGATAATAAGCAAACCCGTGAGCTGATTGAGCAACTTTTCACCGAGGGCGGAATTCCATCCTCGGAACAAAATCAATCAGTTAGATTTTTTCAGGGCGGTAGTGATACCCGAAGTTTGGTACGTGCTCCAGTAAATACTATTCGCGGTGGTGCTGAACAAGGTACATACGTATGCAAAGAATTGGTGTTTGCTTATGCAATGTGGATCAGCCCGTCTTTCCATCTCAAGGTGATCCGCACGTTCGATCGGATTACCAGTGCGCCACAAACATCTTCTGGTATGGCTGCCGATAAGATGCAGGCGGGGGTGATTCTGCTGGGTTTTATGCGCAAAGAGTTAAACCTGTCCAATTCATCGGTACTGGGCGCGTGCCAGAAACTCCAGGAGGCAGTGGGACTACCTAACCTGGCGCCACAATATGCCATTGATGCTCCGGCTGGCGCGCCGGATGGTTCAAGCCGCCCGACGCTTGCACTGAGCGCGCTGTTAAAACAGCATGGTATCCGGATGACGGCTAATCAGGTGTATCAGCAGTTAGCGAAGCTGGGTGTTGTTGAACATCGTGAGCGTTACAGTCGTTCCGCGATTAACGGCATTAAAAAATTCTGGTCGCTGACGGCGAAGGGCTGCATGTTCGGCAAAAACATCACCAGCCCGGCAAACCCTCGCGAGACGCAACCGCATTTCTTCGAATCCAAATTCCCTGAGCTGCTGAAGCTGCTCGATACCGTTCATTGAGGTGATCGTGAGAGCGTTACTGACCCCTGAAATTGCTCCCCGTATGGGCGTTGTATTGTTCAGGCCGGGATCGGAACTGATGCCCCTGTTTATGCAGGGGCGTGTTCTGCTTGAACCAGAGCCGGAACAATATTCATCTTTCGCCTGCGGCGCGGTCCCGGCGGTATCACAGCCGCTGGCGGATGATCCTGCTGTTCGTGATGTGTTCCGTAATGAGTCGGTTATCTATCGTGCTGGTGGTCTGGCTAGTCTGGAAAGCTGGCTACTCCGGGGGAATGGCTGTCAGTGGCCGCATTCAGACTGGCACAGCGAACAGATGACAACCATGCGCCACGCCCCGGGGGCAATCCGACTGTGCTGGCACTGCGATAACCTGCTGCGCGAACAGTTTACGGAACGGCTGAAATCAATAGCTGTGGAGAACACGACAAAATGGGTTTTATCGGTTGTTTGTCGTGATCTGGGTTTTGACGATATGCACGCAGTTACTCTCCCGGAACTGTGCTGGTGGATGGTACGCAATGACCTGGCAGAAGTCTTACCGGAGAGCGCTGCGAGAAAAGCATTAAGGATGCCGAAGGCAATTGTCCAGTCAGCTACCCGTGAAAGTGAAATTGTTCCGTCGGTGCCGGCCACCAGCATTGTACAGGATAAGGCGAAAAAGGTACTGGCGCTCAGGGTTGATCCGGAATCGCCGGAAAGCTTCATGTTACGTCCGAAACGCCATCGATGGGTCAATGAGAGATATACCCGCTGGGTTAAATCCCAGCCGTGCGCCTGCTGCGGGAAGCAGGCGGATGATCCGCACCACCTGATAGGCTACGGTCAGGGAGGGATGGGAACAAAGGCGCATGACCTCTTTGTGCTGCCGTTGTGCAGAACGCATCACAATGAGTTACATGCGGACACCGTGGCATTCGAAGAGAAATACGGCTCTCAACTGGAGTTGATATTTCGTTTTATCGATCGCGCGCTGGCAATTGGCGTGCTGGCGTAAATGGAGAACGCTTAATGATTAAACCTTCTGAAGTTGGTAAGTCTGGTGAAATGGTTCGCCACACTGCTGGTAGGGAACTCGGTAACGGATATGGTTATTCTGAACATCATAAAACAGTGTATGACCGTGAGCGTTATCTCGAAAAATTGCTGGCAACCATCAAACCCGTGACGCGTGCTGAAGCCGAGGAGGTGTGCCGCTGGTTCCTTGCAAGTGAAAAGGGCCAGTACATGGAAAACCACGGCGCGGCGGTGATGTTTAACCTGGTAGGGGAGTGTGAAGAATGAAACTGGAGGCATCACTAAAACACTTTAGCCCTCAGGGAATGCACATCAGCGACGACGTGAAAGGAACCTCTCCGGATCGTATCACCGGCACCGATGTTATGGCGGCTATTGGTACCACCAGCAGCCGCGCGCGGTTTGGTCTGTCAGCATTTTTCGGTAAGGCCGGGATCAGCAAAACGGATGAGCAACTGGCGGTACAGGCGCTGGCGCGACATGCGATGGAGACGGCTCCGAAGAACGTCAGGAAGGCCGCCGGATGTGAGTTCGGATGGTGTATGCAGGTACTGGCGCAGTTTGCCTTTGCTGAATATTCCCGTTCGGCGGCCACCACTGTGGCATGTCACACCTGTAAAGGCAGCGGACGAATTACCAGGACGCAGACAACACGCAAAGTATCTTATCCGTGGGGAAAAGCGCCATACTGGGCCAGCCGTTCCCGTGCCGTTCGTCCGTCAGACTGGGAGCAGTGGACAGAGGTAACGGAGATAGTGCCGACAGTCTGTGACGCCTGCGAAGGTAAGGGAACGATAAGCGCCCGGTGCCGTTGCGGTGGTAAGGGTGAGGTGCTCGACCGCAAAGCCACAAGCGAGTGTGGTGCGCCGGTGTTTAAAGCCTGTGAGCGTTGCGGCGGGAAGGGATTTTCTGCGGTACCGTCTACTGCAGCCTATAAAGCGATACTAAAACGTGTTCCAGATCTGCATGTCAGAACGTGGACCCGCAACTGGAAACCTTTTCTGGAGTCGCTGGTGGAGATTTGTTACAGAGAAGAATCCAGGGCAGACAGTGCATTTCAGAATGCCACGCGTTTTAATGATGATGGCGGAAAAATTTAGTTTTTTTACAACGTGGGGCTTGATTTTGTCCGAAGTTGTCCGTACGCTACATGATTATGGATTTTTGCGCCTTTTGGTGATTAAGTTTAAAGGCCCGCAATGTTGCAGGTTCTACTATACGTTAACTTTTTAGTGAACATCTATTAATAATTTATCAATTAATAAATTCTTTTTTATTATACATCAAAAAATGAAATGTTTTTTGTGTCTAAATAATATGGAATGAATTTAATGGGCTATAGTTTTATATGTTGCCATAATGATTGACAACCTTGAAACCAATTATTCTTAAGGAGTAGGAAATGGCTCAAATTAGGGAAATGTTGGATCAATCACAAGAAGCTCAAACTAAAGAACAACTTCAATTCCTCATAAATGCAGCTCAAGGGAAATTAAATGAGCAAAAAGAGAAGTTAGAGAAAATTTTTTTGAATCCGTCTGCTGAAGAAAAAATAAGAGTTATTCCTGATACGCAAATCAGATGGTACGATGAGTATCGTTGTAATGTAAAATCTGGAGCTTCGGATAGTATTGATAAAGTAATTGATGCCTTTTTTACCGGAGAAAGCGGATTAGTCGATGGGTTTAAGGGGTTGGTGAAAACTGGCTTGTCGACAATTTTAGGAAATGAGCAGGCTGGAGAATGTCAACAAAATATATATGTTGTTGGTATGGAACATAACGCGATAATTCGAGTTGATATATCTTCATGGCGTTATAATTATACATCTGACGGTATTATTGGGAAAGTTAAGGATGTCTATTGCACCACTTTCTGCAAATCAGTCGTAGACCATACTAAGGTACGTTTGGATACATTAGTATATTTGATCTCAGAACAGGCTGGAGATGATATTGACAAACTGGAAGATTATATAAACAAATTAAAAAGAATTTGGAAGCTTATTGAAAATGAATCACCATTATCCGTGCAAAAACGAGTAACTCCCCTGTTAAATGCTCGATATGATGCTTATCTGAGATTAAATAAGCTTTAAATATACCATATGCATGGTAGTTTAGTAATAATATTCAGCCCCGCATTCACGGGGCTCTCACATTTTAAGGGCCGCCATTTTGCGGCCTTTTAAATTTTCAGGCTCACGGGAATCATCCGCTACGTGCTTTGTTGATAAATCCAGCCCGTGAAGCCTTCCCCCTTTGATCACACACTGAGCTATCGGTGGTGAGGCTGTGACTGGAAAGAGCAGCCTGTACAACAGGATTTGAGTTGTGGTTTCTTGCACCGCGGCATTTTCTGCTTCGCCATATACTATTTGCTTTGTCTTGCGGAGGTGTGAATGAAAGAAGGGTATTACTGGATTCAGCATAACGGTGTTGTTCAGGTGGCATACTATACGAACGACACAGTTGACGATCTGGAATCAGGACAGCTTATTGTTGGTATCTGGCATCTGACAAGGGGCGATGATATCTGCCATAACGGCGAAGCAGAAGTACTTTCCGGACCGTTACAATCACCAGTTTAAATGATTTCAACCTTATCAGGGCTGCCATCAGGCAGCCTTTTTTATTTCCCCTCATAACTGAGAGGACCCACACAACCAGAGGGGGATGAATGTCCGAACCTGTATCCAGTGCGACAGTGTTGGCTGGTGGATTAATGGGGGCCAGTGTATTTGGTCTGGCAACCGGAACCGACTATGGTGTGGTATTCGGCGCTTTTGCCGGCTCGGTATTTTATGTCGCCACGGCAACCAACATCGGACGCATCAGGCTGGTCGCTTATTTTATCACGTCATTTATTGTGGGAGTGCTTGGCGCCGGGTTGATAGGTACTAAGCTTGCGGCAATAACGCATTATGAAAAACCACTGGATGCACTTGGCGCAGTGATTATTTCTGCAATGTGTATAAAGTTTCTCACTTTTCTTAACAGTCAGGATCTGAACAGCCTGTTCAGTATTCTTTCTCGTATCAGGGGAGGGGGATCAAATGGTAGCAAATGACCCTTCTGCAGTTCTGAATGCCGTAATTTGTGGGGTAATAGTCATCGTTCTGATGTTTTACCGACGCGGTGATGCGACACACCGTCCCCTGATTTCGTTACTGGCCTATGTCATGGTGCTGGTATATGCCAGCGTCCCTTTCCGGTTTGTTTTTGGTTTATATGAATCATCCCACTGGCTGGTGGTGATGGTGAATATCCTTATCTGCGCCGCTGTGCTGTGGGCTCGCGGTAATGTGGCGCGTCTGGTCGATGCACTGAGGCACTGATGAATCAACAACAATTTCAGCAGGCGGCTGGTATCAGCGCCGAACTGGCTGCGCGCTGGTATCCACATATTACGGCGGCAATGAGCGAATTCGGTATTACTGCTCCACTGGATCAGGCCATGTTCATTGCTCAGGCGGGACATGAAAGCGCTGGTTTTACAAGGCTGGTGGAGAGCTTCAACTACAGTATCGCCGGGCTGACCGGATTCATCCGCGCCGGGAGAATCACTCCAGATCAGGCCAGTACTCTTGGGCGAAAAGCCTGTGAGAAGGCGCTTCCGCTCGAGCGACAGCGTGCAATAGCTAATCTGGTATACAGCAAGCGAATGGGTAACAACGGGCCTGGCGACGGCTGGAACTACCGTGGGCGTGGGCTTATTCAGATCACAGGTCTGAACAACTACCGTGATTGCGGTAACGGGATCAAAACTGAGCTCGTTTCCCATCCGGATCTACTGGCACAGGATACGTATGCTGCCCGTAGTGCAGCGTGGTTCTTCGCGACTAAAGGGTGTCTGAAATATTCCGGCGACATGGTACGCGTTACACAGATAATAAACGGAGGGCAGAACGGCATCGGAGATCGGCGAGAGCGCTTTGAAAAAGCAAAATCGGTGTTGGTATGAATCTGTTACCTGTATTGCTTAAAAAAATCTGGAAGCCATTAGCAGAAATACTGCTGGTGGCTTTTTTGTTATGTGCGGCAGCGTACTGGTGTTATTCACGAGGTTATCAGAAAGCGGATACATCCTGGAAATACCAGTGGGCGCAACGAGACCTTACCGATGCGACCGCTGCATTGCAGCGTGAAGTAACCGAACGAGCGAAAGAACAGCGTCGCCAGCACGCCGCAGATGAAGAACGGAAAAGAGCCGATGAAGAACTGGCAAAAATACAGGCCGATGCTGATGCTGCTGAGCGTGCTCGCGGTGGGCTGCAACAGCAGCTCGCAGCAGTACAACGGCAACTTGCAGGAAGTGAAACCGGCAGGCTTTCCGCTCTTGCCGCAGCAAGCCAGGCAAAAGCCGAGACCGGAATACTGCTCGCCCAGTTGCTTGGCGAAGCTGACGATCTGGCGGGAAAGTTCGCAAAAGAGGCTGATGAGCGTTATGTCGCCGGAAGCACATGCGAACGTACCTGGGACAAAGTGACCGGGCAGAACTGAAACCTGATAACAAGGAAAATTAATGAAGGCAAAATTATTCGTACTGGCCCTGGTATGTGTGTCCCTCGCCGGGTGTACAACGCTTTATTATCGGTAATGACTATGCGCCGTATATTAGCCACCGCTGCCGCACTTTGTCTTGGCGGCTGTATTACCGTGTATGGTCCGGTTAAAACGGGCGGGCAGCAACAGCAGGACAGCCAGTCCGGGCAGCAGCCAGGGATGAGCGAACAGATATCAACCTCATTCATTGGTAACCGTAAACCGGATGAGTTGTTGAATGCCGTGGCGCTGTATTTCAGGGAGAAGGCCATCACAGCCAGTGTTAACGACCAGACCACAGGGATTATCGCCGGTAGAGGAGATGACCCGGAACTGAGTTCGTTGTATCTGGACTGTTCACTGTTACCGCAGACACAAAATATCCAGGAGCATTACCGTATCGTCGCGCAGGTCTGGAGTGCCGGTGAAGGCAGTAATGTTTCGGTAATGGTGACAGGCTCTGCCGGACTGGATACTGCCGACGGTAACGATAAGGTGAAACCGGTTGAGTGTAAAAGTACCGGGATATTTGAGAAGGATTTACTGGAACGGTTACGTAAGTAAGCATTACAGCAGGCATTCCCTGAGTGTCTGCGATAATGACAAACAGGCAGGTGATCAGATATGGCAAAACCGGACTGGGAGGCCATCGAGACGGCATACCGGGCCGGAGTGATGTCCCTACGTGAAATTGCGTCACATCATGGTATTAGTGAAGGTGCTATCCGCAAGCGTGCAAAGCGTGATGACTGGTCCCGTGATCTTAACGCCAGGATTCAGCAAAAGGCTGACGATCTGGTACGCAAACAGGAAGTACGCAAAACGGTACGCACCAAAACGGAACTTACAGAACGCGTACTGATAGAGGCCACAGCGGAGGTAATAGCCTCGGTACGCATGGAGCACCGGGGCGATATTCGCCGGGCCCGGGAACTCACAAACACGCTTTTTGATGAACTTGGTGCGCAGTGTGCTGATGTGGTGGCGCTGGAGCAACTGGGTGACATCATGTTCGATCCTGACGATAAAGGCCGTGACCGGCTCAATGAAACTTATCAAAAAGTCATCAGTTTGCCTTCCCGTGTGAAATCTCTGAAAGACCTGAGCGACAGCCTGAAAACGTTGATCGGCCTGGAGAGAGAAGCATGGAGTATAGGTGCTGTCAGTGAACCAGAAAAAACGCCTCTACCAGGAAAAAATACTGATCTGACAACTGATCAGGCAGCGGAGCTATACAAAAAAATGATGGGTTAATTATGCCGTTACCATTCTCCTTCGATTTCAAACATCCAGATTACCAGATGGTGTTTGAATGGCGGATGGAACGCTTACAGCGCATTCGCCAGCATCCTGAGATGCTGCCCGCGTTGAAGCAGTTTTATCGTACTAACCCGGCTCAGTTCATCATCGACTGGGGCATGACGACGGACCCGCGTAATATCGATTATGGCCTGCCGGTCACCATCCCTTTTCTGCTATTCCCGAAACAGGAAGAGTGGATTCACTGGATTATGGAACGCTGGGGCAAGCGGGAGAACGGTATCACCGAAAAATCCCGTGAAATGGGGCTGAGCTGGACGGCGATCGGGATGGCCTGCTCGCTTTGCCTGTTTAACAAAGAGATGGTCATCGGCTTCGGTTCCCGTAAAGAGGAATATGTCGACAGTACTGGTGACCCTAAGGCGCTGTTCTGGAAGGCGCGCAAGTTTGTAGAGACGCTGCCCGTCGAGTTTCGTGGGTCGTGGAATGAGAAGAAGCATGCACCGTACATGCGTGTTGAATTTCCTGAGACAGGCGCGGTCATCAAGGGCGAAGCTGGTGACAATATTGGACGTGGTGACCGAACCACACTCTATCTGGTGGATGAGGCTGCATTTCTGCAACGCCCGCTACTGATTGATGCGGCGTTATCGCAAACCACCCGTTGCCGTATTGACCTGAGTTCGGTCAACGGCATGGCGAACCCGTTTGCGCAGAAACGCCACGGCGGAAAGATACCGGTATTCACATTCCACTGGCGTAGCGACCCCCGTAAGGATGATGAGTGGTATCGCAGGGAATGCGAGAAAATCGACAATCCGGTGGTAGTGGCGCAGGAGCTTGACCTGAACTACAGCGCATCAGCGGAAGGTGTCCTGATCCCCTCAGACTGGGTACAGGCTGCTGTTGATGCACATATCAGGCTGGGCATCCAGCCAACTGGCAAACGACTGGGGGCGATGGACGTCGCCGACGAAGGTCGGGACAAAAACGCCTTTTCAACCCGTCACGGTTTCCTTCTGGAGAATGTGCGGGAATGGTCCGGCGTGGGCAGCGACATTTACCAGTCTGTTGAGAAGGTCTTCGGCTTTTGTGAACAGGATAATCTCGAAGAGTTTCGCTTCGACGAGGACGGTCTGGGGGCTGGCGTTCGCGGCGATGCGCGCGCCATTAACGAGTTACGCAAAGCCGCCCGCAGGCCGCCAGTACTTGCCACACCGTTTCGTGGTAGCGGCGCGGTATTCGATCCTGATGACGAAGCCGTACGGGGCGACAATGGGCAGGCCGCACGCCTGAACAAGGATTTCTTCGCCAACGCCAAGGCACAGAGCTGGTGGTACTTACGCAAGCTCTTCCAGAATACCTACCGCGCCGTTGTTGAGGGTATGGCCTACAACCCGGACGAAATTATCTCCATCAGCAGCACGATGGAGAGCAAAGACAAACTCATCATCGAGCTTTCGCAGCCAACCTACTCCATTAACGGCGTGGGGAAAATCGTTGTGGATAAACAGCCTGACGGTACCAGGTCGCCGAACCTCGCCGACTCGGTGATGATCAGCTACGCGCCAATGAATTCAGCCCTTAATATCTGGGAGCTGCTAGGGAGACAGGCCTGATGGCACGAAACAAACAAGCCTCGCGACGAACGGTGCAGGCCACGGCCGACGGCTACGAGAACTTTGTCGCCCGCGTGGGGATGCAGACGCCTAACCAGCACTCCGCATCGACCTACCGGGCGAACTTCACCAGCCGCAACCGTATGCTGGTGGAATGGTCCTATCGCTCATCCTGGCTCATCGGTGAAGCGGTAGATGCTATCCCCGACGACATGACCCGCAAAGGCATTCGCATCACTTCTGAGATTGACGCAAAAGACCGTGGCACTCTCGAAGCGCAACTGGATCAGTTGCAAATCTGGGATGCGCTGAACGACGTACTGAAATGGTCTCGTCTCTACGGCGGCGCGGTGGGCTTCATCATGATAGAAGGTCAGGCGCCCATGACCCCGCTACGGCTCGAAACCATTGGTGAAGGCAAGTTTAAGGGGATTCTTCCGCTTGACCGCTGGATGATTAACCCGGTACTGACCCGCCGCATTAAAGAAATGGGGCCGAATCTCGGCAAGCCTGAGCTTTATGATGTGGTGACCACCGCAACGGGCATCCCCGCCTGGCGTATTCACCATAGCCGCCTGATTCGCTTCGATGGGGTGACGCTGCCATTCCAGCAGAAGATGACCGAGAACGAATGGGGCATGTCGGTTGTAGAGCGTATCTGGGATCGGCTTACTGCGTTCGACAGCGCCACTGTCGGTGCGGCGCAGCTGGTCTACAAAGCGCATCTGCGGACCTACAAAGTGGAAAAACTCCGTGAGCTTATTGCACTGGGCGGCCCGGCATTCGAGGCGTTGCTGAAAAACATTGATCTGATCCGCCAGTTTCAGAGCAATGAAGGCATGACGCTAATGGATGCCAAGGATACCTTCGAAACCCACCAGTACAGTTTCAGCGGTCTGGATGACATTCTTTCGCAGTTCGCCGAGCAGATTAGCGGTGCTGTTGGCATTCCACTGGTGCGCCTCTTCGGGCAGTCCCCTAAAGGTTTCTCAACGGGTGACGCAGACCTTGCCAACTATTATGACCGGGTCAGTTCATTGCAGGAGCGTCGCTTACGCCTGCCAGTGCGCCGGGTGCTGGACATTATGCATCGTTCGGAGCTCGGTAAGCCGCTGCCGGACGATTTCACGTTTGAGTTTAACCCGCTATGGCAGATGTCAGATGTGGACCGCTCAACGGTGGCTGTGAATACCACCACGGCGATTGTCAATGCGCTGGATGCAGGTCTGATGACAACCAAAGCCGCTATGACCGACCTGCGTGAGAACTCCGATGTTACTGGCATCGGTGCATCCATTACCGACGAGGATATCGAGAATGCCGAAGACGAAGCGCCACCAGGCATCGGCGAACTTGTCGACAAACCGCCAGAGCCGACAGGCGGAGATCCGATATCGAACGAGCCTACGGCAGATAGCGCGGGCGGTCGGGGATATCGTAAATGGGCACTACGATGGTTCAAATGATAGCGTCACCGAAATCATGGAAGCCCTGGAGCGCTACAGCGAAATTATAACGCCGTGGGCGACGAAGGTTGCTGAGAACTTTACCGCCGACATTGTGCGCAAGAATGATGAGCAGTGGCGGAAACACAGCAAAACCATCAGTCGTGAACTACGCAATCTGGTGAGCAATGCCCCGCCAGGGCAGGTGATGAAATCCATCGTTGCCGAACAGGTTAAGTACATTAAATCGCTACCCCTCGAGGCTGCTGACAGGGTATACGACATCCAGAATCGGGCGATTGAAGCTGTTGTGACCGGGGGGAGAGCGGAGCATTTTGCTAAAGAAATTGCAGCATCGGGTGATATAGCAAAGTCCAGGGCTGACCTTATCGCCCGTACCGAGCTTGGACGTGCAACCGGCGCGCTCGATCAGGCGCGAGCGCTGTCAATCGGCTCGAATGGTTATATCTGGCGTACAGCCGAAGATGGCGACGTCCGGCATTCTCATCGGGAGATGGAAGGGAAGTTTGTCGAATGGGGACGACCCCCAACGCTTGACGGCATGACCGGTCACGCTGGCGAGCTCCCGAACTGCCGCTGTTATAAAGAAATCGTCTTCCCCAACCCTCATTCTTATCTCGCCTGAATCGCAGGTAAAACATGAAATATTTTTTCAATACCCGGCTGGGGGAAACCCGCTATCAGCTGGCTGACGGCTCGCTGCTGTGCAGAGACGTGCCGATAGGTCGAACGGGTAAGCAGCTTTACGGCGCTGCTGATCTGCCAAACCTCAAGCCTGACAAGTTCGGTGAGATAGTCGTAACGCGCTCTCCTGAGCAGGTATTCCATCCGGCCACGCTTGCCTCCTTCGAAGGGATGAGCATCACGATCCTGCATCCGGAGGATGAAAACGGGAACGTCCGGCTGGTCAATCCCGAGAACTGGAAAGAGCTTGCGGTCGGTCATCTTCAGAATGTCCGGCGCGGGACTGGTGAGCAGTCTGATTTGATGCTGGCTGACCTTATCGTCAAAGACGAAAGCGCCATTCAGCTTATCGAAGATGGTCTGCGCGAAGTGTCGTGTGGCTATGACGCGGAATATGAACAGGCTGAGCCAGGTAAGGCTGAGCAAGTCGATATTACCGGAAACCATGTGGCTCTTGTCCCCAAAGGCAGAGCCGGAAATCGTTGTGCAATTGGAGACAGAGACACAATGGCAAATCAAAAGAAAAGCTGGTGGACCCGCATGCGCACGGCCATCAAAACAGGTGACTCGGACACCATGAACGAACTGCTGGACTCAGCGCCAGCGGCTGTAACGGGTGATGAAGGTGATCTGCCGGGCGGCGTTAATCTCAACATTAACCTTTCACCGCAACAACCATTGCCGGACAAAAAGCCGGAGATGGGCGGAGATGTGACCGGCGACGGCGAGGACGATATCAAAACCCTGCTCAAGGCCCTGCTGGCTAAGCTGGAAGGAACGGCAACGGGCGATAATGCTGACACCCCTGATGATAAAGATAAGAAAGACCCGACCGGCGACGGCGAGGACAACGAAGAGGAAACCACGATTACTGGTGATTCTGCCTATCGCGCTGAAGTCATTATCCCGGGTATCGATCTGAGCCGTAAGGTGAAACCGACCGCATTTAAACGTGATGTGCTGGCGGCCGCAGACAAAACACTGGTTCGCCAGGTTGTCGGTGACGCTGATATCCGCAAATTACCTAAACAATCGGTTGATATGGCGTTTAACGCCGTATCTGAGATTGCAAAAGGGAGAAACACCCGCAGCACCACGGGCGATGCACAACGTCCAGGCATGGGCATGACCAGCATCGCTTCCCTGAACAAACAAAACGCCGACTTCTGGTCTAACCGCAAAGGATAATCCAATGACTGCATATCTGTACCGGATGCCTGTTGGCATTGCCGGGGCTATCTCTCGCCCGCAGGACTTAACCGTCGAACCGGTGATCCTTAAATCCGATAACGCCTTCGCAGCATATGGTCTGGCTGGCAAATACGACGCTGACGGCTTTTTCGTGCCGCTGGCGGAGGGTGACACCGTCGACAAGGTGAAGGGTATCTACGTTCGTCCGTATCCGACTACATCGCAGCCAGACATGGTTCGCCAGGTGGGTACTGATAAGAATTTCCCGGGCGACGCCATGAAGCGTGGGTACATGACGGTAAACGTGGGTGCTGATGCTTCGTCCGTTAAAAAAGGGGGCGTGGTGTACATCGTGGTATCAGCCGATGCTTCCATCCCAGTTCCGCTTGGCGGGATCACGGCGGCAGAGGTGACAGGCAAAACAGCCGCGTTACCTGATGCTTTTTTTACGGGGGCCGGTGACGCTGACGGCAACGCAGAAATCTCCTGGAAGATTTAAGGAACAGACGAATGATTACTTTTGATCAGGCAACCGTTGATAGCTCCGGTGCCTTTCTCATCGGGGAGCTGGAGCGACTCGACCAGGGGCTGAATCTGCCACTGGTGGGTTATACCTGGACACGTGATATCCAGTTGCGCGAAGACGTCTCTATCGCAGATGACATTTCCAGCTGGACGAATACCAGTTTTGGCGTGGCGGGTTCTGGCGCTAATCCGAATGGTAAAAACTGGGTAGGCAAAGATTCAACTGCCATTGCTGGCGTTAATGTTGATATCAGTAAAGACGGCAATCCGCTGAACCTTTGGGGGATGGAGCTGGGATGGACTGTTGTTGAGCTGGCTGCGGCACAGCAGGTAGGCCGTCCGATCGACACTCAGAAGTACGACGGGATGCAGCTTAAATGGCAGATGGATAACGACGAACAGGTTTACGTCGGAGACGAAGCGCTTGGTTTGAAAGGTCTGACGAATCTCGTTGGTGTGACGCTGAACAACGCAACGAAGACCTGGGCTAACTCCACCAACGATGAGATCCTCGACAGCGTAAACAGCATTCTGTCGAATGCCTGGGCAGCATCCGGTTATTCCGTCGTGCCTTCTGATCTGCGCATTCCGCCAGAGCAGTATTCATTGCTGGCGAGCCGTAAGGTTTCCGAAGCGGGTAACCAGTCACTGCTGACCTATCTGGCTGTGAACACTATCGCTTTCCACCAGAACGGCGTTCCGCTGGAAATCAAAGCGGTCAAATGGCTGAAAGGGCGCGGGGTTGGCGGTAAAGACCGTATGGTCGCCTACACCAACGATAAGAAATACGTCCGCTATCCACTGGTTCCGCTGCAAAGCGTTCCTGTTCAGTATCGTGGTCTGTACCAGATTGCGACCTACTACGGCAAGCTCGGTGCGGTTGAGCCAGTGTACAAAGAAACCCTGTCCTACGTGGACGGTATCTGATAACCAGAATGGCCCCGAAAGGGGCCAGAAGGAAACTAAAAATGGCGAAAGAAAAGCTGGTTACCATCCATGTTCACACCCCGTTTACGCTGACGCTCGGCGATCAGTCAAAACAGGAGTTTGGCCGGGGACGGCATAACGTACCAGAAGAGGTCGCGTCGCACTGGTTTACCCGGGCGCACGCTGAGCTTTCCGAAAGCGGATCGAATGAAACTGATGACCAGCAACCCGTTATTGACAGCCTTCAGGCGCAGATTGCCGATAAAGATAAACTGATTGCCGATCTGAAAGACGCTCTGCTCAAGCTGCAGGAGCAGAACGACAGCCTGCAGGCGCAGATTACTTCCGCCCGGACTGGCGGTAATGGGGCGAAAGATGCCAAAGAATCAAAGCCTGCCAACAGTAAGTGATTTTCGCCGCGACTTCCCGCAGTTTGCTGACCCGGCAAAATATCCCGACGTCCAAATCGAGTTCCGTCTAAATCTGGCCGATGAACTACTGAGCGAAAACGTCACTGGCAAAAAGTTGTTTCCGTACTTTGCCGAGTTGTTCGTTGCGCACTATATGACGCTCTGGGCGACAGATAGCCGGGCGATGCTGGTTGGCGGTCCGGGCGGTTCAACCAATGGTGTTCAGTCCTCTAAGTCCGTTGACAAGGTAAGCGTCAGCTATGACACCAGCGCGACGCTAAACCCTGACGCAGGCTTCTGGAATAACACCCGGTATGGCGCTGAATTTTATCAGCTGATCACGATGTTCGGTGCGGGGGGACGCCAGCTATGAGTTTCAAAAGCGGTGTAACAACGAGGGTTGATAACGCTCAGGCAATACTGGATGCGCTAAAGTCGCTAACCAAAAAGGATGTGCTGGTCGGTATCCCTGCGGAAGACAGCGATCGGGATGATGTGCCGTTCGGTAATGCCGGGATTGGGTATATCAACGAATACGGTTCACCTGCACAAAACATCCCACCACGTCCGCATCTTGTACCCGGCGTTAAATCAGTTGAAGACCAGACGATGCCACAGCTTAAAGCTGCGGCACAGGCTGCGCTTGATGGTAATGCGGCGGGAGCGGAAAGAGCACTCAACCGCGCAGGTACAGTGGCTGCAAGAGGGGTGAAAAATCACATCAAAGCTGCCAATTTTACTCCGCTTGCAGATAGCACCGTTGAAGCGCGTGCGCGCCGTGGGCGTAAAGGTGCGAAAGCGGAACTTGCGCGGCGTGCTGCTGGTGAATCTCCGGGCACCACTTTGGCTAAGCCTCTTTACGATACTGGCAAATATCTCGCCTCAATAACCCATGTAGTGAGGGATAAAGATGCCGACTCTTGATGTAACCGATGTGCTTTTTGACCCCGATTTTTGCGACTTCAACCTGTGGGTAACGCGTCGCGCACAAACGGTGGACGAGGACGGGATCGGCAGCGACAGCGAAGTTAAAACGCAGTTTGCAGGGGTTGTTACCGTTGACCGCTCTCTTGAAAACCGCCGCATGCAGGCCGGGCAGGTTATCAGCGGAGCGATTTTAATCGTGACGACTGAGCGACTCACGCAGGGGCAGACTGGCCGTGATGCCGATATCGTGACGTATCAGAACCGGGATTATCGTGTGACGTTCGTCGACCCGTATACCGCTTACGGTGCTGGCTTCGTCCAGGCTCATTGCGAACTGTTGCCGTTTGATGGGGGTACTCCCGTTGAGCAATAACACCAGCACACAGTGCGGCTGGCTGACGCCTACCAGCGGCGATCCGGATTATGACGAAGCGCTAGACAGGCTGTTAAGCCAGTGGATGCGCAACGTTTCCGGCTTGCCTGCTGGGATGGTTCGCCCGCGCTGGCAGAAAGATCAGCCGCCACTGCTGCCAGTTGAAACGAACTGGTGCGCGTTTGGCATCATCGAATGGCCCATTGATAACAGCCCCGCATTCACTCAACAGACCGATACCGGAACACAGCTCTGGCGGCATGAGGATTTTGTCGCTATGGCGTCGTTCTACGGCCCGGGGGGGATGCAAATTGCTTCGCGATTCCGTGACGGAATATCGGTTGAGCAAAACAACGCCGAGCTGAACCAGTCGGATCTCTCGCTCGTTGACTATGGCGATATTGTCCCTTTCCCCGAGCTTATTAACCAACAGTGGGTACGCCGTTACGACATGAAAGTGCGGCTGCGCCGGAAAGTGGTTCGAGAGTACAACATCCTGGCGCTGCAAGATGCGCCCGTTTCATTCTTCGGAGAGTAAATTATGCCGCAGGGATTACCTGTCTCAAACGTCGTTAATGTCGACGTGATCATTGGGCCGCGTGCGGCTACTGGTCGAAACTTTGGTTCACTGCTCATTCTCGGGAGCTCAACGGTTATCCCGGTTTCTGAGCGCATTCGCCTCTACTCCTCAAAGGAGGACATCGGATCTGATTTCGGCGTGGACAGCCCCGAATATGAAGCAGCAACAGTCTATTTCTCGCAATCACCACGCCCTAAAGAAGTATATGTAGGTCGCTGGGCTAAGACACTGGCAACGGGTGAGGCGGGTGCTGCTGAAAAGCTGATGGATGCGGTTAACGCCGTAATGGGCTACACCAACTGGTATGGTCTCGGTATTGCAGACAAAGAGGATATTGCAGATGACGACTGGCTGAAAGTTGCTGCAGCCGTAGAAGCTTCGGGCGTCAGCCGCATTCTGGCAATTACCACCAGCGATCCCGCCACCGTTGACGCCACTTCAACCGGGGATCTGGCCTACAAGCTGAAGGCGGCAAAATACGGGCGCACGTTCGTACAGTATTCCTCCAGCAGCAAGTACGCTGCGCTGTCTGCATTTGGCCGCGCGTTTACGGTGAATTTCAACGGCAGCAATACCACCATTACCCTGAAATTTAAACAGGAGCCGGGGATCACTTACGAAACTCTGACGACTGATCAGGCGGCGGCGCTGGATGCCAAAAAATGCAACGTGTTTGTGTATTACCAGAACGATACGGCAATCCTGCAGCAGGGCGTCATGTCCAGCGGTGATTTCTTTGATGAGCGCCACGGGCTCGACTGGCTGCAGAACTACGTTCAGACCAACCTGTATAACCTGCTGTACACCAGTACAACCAAAGTGCCTCAGACCGATGCGGGTGTTACACGTCTTCTGTCCAATGTTGAGCAGTCTATGGATCAGTCCGTGACGAACGGGCTGGTGGCTGCTGGCGTATGGAACGGTGGCCCAATCGGGCAGTTGGATTCCGGAGACACGCTGACAAAAGGGTATTACGTCTACGCACAGCCGCTATCAGAACAGGCACAGGCTGACCGAGAAGCCCGTAAGGCGCCGGTTATTCAGGTGGCCTGCAAGCTGGCGGGTGCGGTGCATTTCGCTGACGTACAGATCAACGTCGTTCGCTAAGGGGAAAATGAATGGCTACTTATTCTTTTATGGATGTCACGGCGTCCCTCTCCGGCCCGACTGGCGAGATTGACCTGGGCTACGGTTCCGCCAGTTCAGAGGAGGGGATCACCGTTGCAATGGGCGGCCCCAAAAACACCATGACCATCGGTGCTGACGGCGAAGTGATGCACAGCCTGCACGCGGATAAAAGCGGTACGGTAACTGTCAATCTGCTGAAGACCTCGCCGACAAACAAAAAACTGTCGCTGGCGTATAACGCACAGAGTCAGTCCTCAGGTACCTGGGGAAACAACGTCATTGTGATCCGAAATAAGGTGAGCGGAGACATCATCACGGCGCGCAGTGTGGCGTTCCAGAAACAGCCGGATAACGCCAACGCTAAAGCCGGTAATACGATGCCCTGGGTATTTGACTGCGGCAAAATCGACCAGATCCTCGGAGAGTTTTAACAGATGGAATGTTCAGTCAAAGGCCACGATTACCGCGTGGCAAAACTCAGCGTTTTTGACCAGCTGAAAGTCACCCGTAAATTGCTGCCGGTACTGGCGGGCATGATGTCAGATTTCGGGAGCATTCGCTCCCTTCTGCCTGTGGATGGCAAAATCGACAGCGCTAAGTTTGATGCGCTTAAGCCGGTGTTTGAAACCCTGCTTCCGCGCATCGCTGAGGAACTGTCTTCCCTGACCGAAGAAGACACCAACGCGATTATTCATCCTTGCCTGGCTGTGGTATCACGCAAACATATGGGGGGATGGGCCCCGGTGTTTAACAGCGGTCAGTTGATGTTTGACGATATCGACCTGCTGACCATGCTGCAGCTGGTGGCGCGGGTGGTCGCCGATTCTCTGGGAAATTTTTTGCCCGTGAACCCTACCAGCGCGACGCCGGGGCAGTCTCAGGATTAATCCTTAACAGCCTGCCTGACGGGCTGTCTTATCTCCTCGATCCGGTTGATGCCGGGTTAATCCCTTATTACGCGCTGAAGGATGGGTCTGTCGATCTGTGCGATATCGCGCTGATGAATGACCATCTGGCCGTTAAGGCTGACAACCAGCGCCGTATTGAGAAATGGAGAGAGGATAATGAACGCTGAGACTATTAAAGATTTTCTCGTCTCCCTTGGCTTTGGTATTGATGAAGCCGGATACGAGAAATTTGAATCTGTTCTTGCTGGCGTCACCGCAAATGCCATAAAAACAGGGCTGGCGGTGGAAGGTGCGGCGCTGTCCGTTGTTGCGTTTACGGCGAAAATTGCCTCCGGTCTGGATAATCTCTACTGGGCATCTCAACGCACCGGCGCGACGGTTCAGGGGATTCAGTCGATTGGCTACGCAGTTTCGCAGGTGGGCGGTAGTGTGGACGCGGCGCGGACTTCGCTGGAAAGCCTCTCCCGGTTTGTGCGTAATAATCCCGGCGCGGAAGGCTTTCTGAACCGCCTGGGCGTACAGACCCGGGACGCCAGCGGGAATATGCGCGATATGGCCGCCATTTTTACGGGCGTCGGCCAGAAGCTCAGCAGCATGCCGTATTACCGGGCTAACCAGTATGCGCAGATGCTGGGCATTGATGAAAATACCCTTATGGCGATGCGCTGGGGTTTAGGGGGATTCTCCGGCCAGTACAGCGCGATGGCAAAGGTCATCGGTTTCAATGCTGACGAGGCGGCCAAAAGCTCCAACAGGTTCATGACCTCCCTGCGCGAGTTCGGCGCGATGGCAGGCTTGGCCCGTGACAAGATCGGCTCTAATCTTGCTGGTGGTCTGGCGGGTTCGCTGGACACGCTGCGCCGCCACATCCTGGATAACTTCCCGCGCATCGAGCAGACCCTGACGAAAGCCATAAAAGGTATTCTGACGCTCGGGGATATCATCGGGCGCCTGTTCTTCAGGCTTATTGAGGGAACATCCAGCCTTATCACCTGGTGGCAATCACTGGATAAGCAAACGCGGGAACTGATCTCGCTGTTTGGCGCACTGACGATTGCGCTGCGCATTCTGAACAGCACGTTCTGGATGTCGCCGATTGGCCTCATTACCGCGCTGGCGGCGGGTATTGCTCTCCTGTGGGAAGACTATCAGACCTGGAAGGAAGGCGGGGACAGCCTGATTGACTGGGGTAAGTGGAAGCCGGAAGTCGACGCTGCGCTGAAGATGGTTCGTGACCTTAAAACGATCGTTAACGACCTGGCGAAAGCGCTGGCGAAGCTGCTCAATATTGACCCCAAATCATGGTCCCTGAAGTGGGATTTCAGCAATTTCATCGACCAGATGGGTGAGTTCAGCAAAATGCTGAACATGATCGCCGACCTGCTCAATGCCATTAAAGACGGTCGCTGGGCCGATGCCGCCAGCATCGGCAAACAGATGCTTAATCAGGGCAGCGAAAATTCGTCAGCGATGCCAATGGTAACAGACAGCGCCAACGGTGCCGCCGACTGGATTAAAGAGCACTGGGGATTCGATCCCCGCAGCGTAGGCCGAACGGTTCGCGGCTGGTTTGGGGGTGATGACCCTGAACAACACGGACAGTCAGTTAAGCGGCCACAACCAACAAAAGCTGGCGCTGAGCTGCTGGGATGGATGCAGCCGATGCTAACCAATCTGGAACACCTCTATCGGCTTCCGGAAGGTTTATTGCGCAGCGTGGCGATCACGGAATCTGGCGGTAATCAGTTCGCTGTTTCAGGTGCTGGCGCTAAAGGTCTGTTTCAGTTTATGGACGGCACGGCGCGCGACATGGGGCTGCGCGGGAATGATGTTTTCGACCCGGAGAAGGCCGCGCGGGCAGCCGCAAAGTATCTTTCACAGTTGCTGAGGGCGAATGGTGGTGACCTGAGTAAGGCGCTGGCGTCATACAACTGGGGGATCGGGAATGTGCAGAAACACGGGATGGCCCTTATGCCTCAGGAAACCCGCAACTACATTCCTAAGGTATTGAGCAACATGCCGGGGCGGGGTACACAGGTACAGCAGCAGAACACCTATCACATTTACGGTGGTGGTGATCCACGGGCTGTCGGTACTGAGGTCGAGCGCCGGCAGCAATCAGCAAACGCACAGGTGATGCGCGGCAATCAAACGAAGGTGGGTTAATGGATATTCTCTCTACGCTCTTTCAGCAGCAGAGCCGGAAAATAGGGATGATAGTCCCCAGTGTGGTTGTTTCAGAGAAGCACACCGACACGCTAGAGATAACAGAGCACCCTGTCGAGGTCGGTGCCGCCATCGCTGACCATGCCTACAAAAAACCGTCTGAAGTGGTGATGGAGGTCGGTTTCGCTGGTGGCGGATCGTTGCTGGATTTTGCCAGTAACCTGACGGCCACCAGCTTACTGGGCCTGAGTCCTCAGCAGACGTATCAGGAGATACTCGACTTGCAGGAAAGCCGTATTCCCTTCGATGTGGTGACCGGCAAACGGCTGTACAGCAACATGCTGATCCGCGCACTGGAGGTGACGACCGACAGGACGACCGAAAACGTTCTGTCTGCTGTCCTCACCCTGAAGGAGGTTCTTATCTCGCAGACGCAGCAGGTAACCGTCGCGGATAAAACCAACATGAAGGACGGGGCCAGCACGTCGGCGGTACTGAATACTGGCAACAAAACCACAAAGCCGCCAAATACCTCGCTGCTGAAAAGCATCACGGGTAACGCGGCGTCATTACTGGGGCTGGGCTAATGGCAATTCAGGAAATCCCGCTGACCGCGGATAACCAGCAGTTCAGCATCATCCTGGCGGGTATCACGTGGCGGATTCGCATCATCTGGCGTGACCTGTACTGGATCATGGACCTGCAGAACGACAGGGGGGAGCCGGTAATCTCCGGCATTCCTTTGGTCACTGGCGCCGACCTGCTGGCACAGTACGCATACATGGGACTGGGTTTTAAGCTGGTGGTGATGTGTGACGACAGTACACAGGATTATCCGACGAAAACCGACCTGGGCGGTCGCAGTCATTTACTGGTATTAACGGAGTAAGCATGTCACAGAACTGGATGAGGCATTTCGAGCTGCAGCTCGTGGGCGAAAACGGACAGGGTATTCAACTCAGCGATTTTAAAGTGACCTTTACGATCGACTGGTTCAACATCAGCAGCGCGTCCCGGGTGGGAACGTTCAAAATCTACAACCTGTCAGCTGATACGGTGAACCGCATCACCGGCCAGGAGTTTTCGAAAGTGCGGCTGATTGCCGGTTACGACGGTATCGCGCCGGAGGTGGCAGCCAGCGATGTCGGCATTGCGCGGGAAGTCGACGCCGACACGGTGGGCCAGAGCGACGGGCGCAACTACGGACTGATTTTTAGTGGGGAAATTCGCTACTCGGTCACAGGAAAAGACAGTCCCATTGACTCCTACGTCCTGATTCAGGCCGCCGATACGGATCTGGCATTTGCCACTAGCATTACCAATCAGACGCTGGCAGCGGGTTACACGACAGAAGATATGTTCAGGCTGTTGATGAAAGACTTCGAAGCCAAAGGCGCGACCGTTGGTCGCACTCCGGTATTCCCCCCGACTGTTTTCCCGCGCGGACGTGCGCTGTTTGGCATGACACGGCATCTTATGGATAACGTTGCTGCTCAGTGCGGTGCCACCTGGCAGTTCGTGGATGGTCAGCTTAATATGCTGCCCGAAGGTGAATACATGCACGACGCGATTGTGCTCAACAGCGCCACCGGGCTGATCGGCATGCCTCAGCAGACCATCGGTAATGGCGTTAACGTCCGCGCGCTGATTAACCCGAACATCCGGGTTAACGGGCTAATTCAACTGGATCAGGCTTCGGTGTATCGTACTGCATTGTCGAACAACGATATTGCTATGGCTGGTGGCCGCATCACCGACCAGAACACTGACGGCAATATCACACTCAGCGGCACCACGGCGCAGCCTGCCAGCATCGCAACGGATGGCGTTTATGTTGTGAAAGGCATTATGTATACTGGTGATACAAGGGGCCAGGCGTGGTACATGGACATGATGTGCGAAGCGCGTGGCGCGGCGGATCTTGTTTCCTCATCAGCGAGGGAAAGAGGGCTTCAATGAAACGGTTCTGTTTGGCGTTAGCAATGATGGTTACTGCACCGGCGATGGCTGCAATTCAGTGCGGCAATTACACAATGACCGGTGACGGAATGACTGTTATTAACGGTGAGACTGTCACATCTCAGAAAATCAAATTTCTGGGAAAAGATGGTGATTACTCAAACATGAAAATGGACATGGGCCTGATGCCTTCCCGTGATGGCAACAATTACGGCTTTGAGTTTGTGAAGCGTAACGGAAAAGCGTTCCTTAACGTCCAACTGCTGCAGAACAGCATGGACGCGCCGAGGATCATTGGATCATTTCCGTGTAAGAAAGTGCCTGATTGAGTGGAATTTATTTTTAACAAGTTCTCTTTACCTCCCCGCAAAAGAACAAAGTCTTAGTCTAAAATGGGGAGTAATGAATAAAACTACAGGTTGTTGATGATGCCTCCTGATGATAAATTCTGCTGCCACGGAGGATAATTAATGTCACTTGCACTGCATAGCAAACTGAATGAAACGCTTGAGATGCTTACTTCGCATATTGATGAAGGGCAACAGTTAGATGCTTTTACACTAAAGCGAGTGGTTTCTGGAGCAAGTAAAATCCCAGATGAGCCCGTGAAGCTTATGGTGTTGGCTCTGGCCTATGGAGCTGCGCATCAACACAGTGAGGCTGTCGGTTTTTTCCGGGAGGCAGTTGCATATCGTGACGAAGCAGTAGCCAGGAATTATCTCTCTTATCTCAGTTATACCGGGCAGTATGAATTGTATCGTGAAGAGGCTGTGAGACTGGCTAGGGAAATTACTAGTCTCGCTTTGTGTGTACGAGCCAGGAATGCAGCCTATGCGGACGGTGATGGTGAACTATCACTCTTTTTTGCTCGAAAAGCTCTGTCTATGATTGGAAGCGATAGCGAGCGAGAAAGCATGGAGTCAGATGTTATGGAAAAAAAACAGGCATTAGATGCATTCATAAGTGTGACTGATTTAAGTACAAATGAAATAAGTCTTCTTTCCAGAACAATTGCTAATGTCGCCAAAAATTATGGTGTTTTAGCAATTTCACATGACTACGTCGCAAGCCCTGAAGGGGATGCGGGCATAGTTTGTGATGTGTTATGCGAAGATGCTGATACGCTTTCCGATATGGATATTGACGTTGCTACTGAAATTGCAATGAATGAAGTCTTCGCTGGAAAAAATGTAACAGCTTGGTTCCGCGGGCGTAATCGGCAGGAGATTCAATTCACAATATGAGTATCCAAGGAAAAGAGTTCATTGACGCAGCCATCACGTGTTTAGACACTGGTGTTGAGTCTGGTTTCAGAAGTGCTATTTCGCGGGCTTACTATGCTTTCTACCATGAAACATGCGGCCTTTTGACGTGTTGTCCACCAACAACACATGATGGAGTTGTACAATATCTGACTTCAGACGCAAGGCGAAAGGGCGAACCTTATGAGTTAATGTCTCTTATCCAGTTGGGGGCAGTTCTTAAGCAACAAAAAATGAAGCGTAAGCGCGCGGACTACGATCTAACAGAGACTATTTTGCAAACAGAAGCGAGTTCATCTATTTCAGCAGTGAACAAGATGTTGGACAAAATAGCAGAAATGAAATCCCAGGCTGCTTAATTAAACCTTATTTATAAACCCGCCAGTGGCGGGTTTTTTGCTTTCTGGAGCCTACTAAATGGCAGTATCTGACCAGACCCGTAGCGGCGACCTTGCCGAAACATTCAAATCTGAGCGGGAAACAACAAAGAACCAAATCCGCGTCGCTTTGCCCGGCATTATTCAGTCATTCGACCCTGACGCGGTTACGGCGGTTGTGCAGCCTGCTATCCGTTCGGTTGAGACCGATAACGACGGCAACCGGGTGACAAAACCTTACCCGCTGCTGGTGGATGTGCCCGTGGTATTTCCTCGCGGCGGCGGCTGCACGCTAACGTTCCCGGTGAAAGCCGGTGATGAATGCCTGGTGATTTTTTCCGATCGCTGCATCGATTTCTGGTGGCAGAACGGCGGGGTACAGGAGCCTGTCGACGATCGGGTGCATGATTTATCGGATGCGTTCTGTATCGTCGGGCCGCAGTCGCAGGCGCAAAAAATAAGCGGAATAAGTACGGGGGCCGCGCAGCTCCGTAGCGACGACGGAAGTACGTTCTTTGAGCTCAACCCTTCCACTCAGAAAATTAAAATCGTAGCGCCTGGCGGTCTGGATATAGTGACTCCGCTGGCCGACTTCTCGGCGAAAGTTACCATTCATGGGCTGCTGTCCTGGCTGGGCGGCATGGTAGGGTCCGTTGTTTCTGGCGTTGCATCAAAAATCACCGGTGCTGTTGAGTTTATCGGTAGTGTGAAAGCGAACGGCAAGTTGATCGACAATACCCATACGCATGGCGGCGTTCAACGCGGTGGAAGCAATACAGATGAGGTGAACTAATGCGGTACAGACGTGAAGACGGCGAAGGTGATTACACTTTTGGTAGTGGCGATGATACCTGGCTGATTAACTCGCCAGAAGCTGTCGCGCAGGCGGTAAAAACACGATTTGCATTGTGGTACGGGCAGTGGTTCCTCGATAAGACAGAGGGAACACCGTGGATTCAGTCTGTGCTCGGTAAGCAAAAGCCGGAAACCTACAATCTGGCGATCCGCAAGCGCATCCTCGAAACGCGGGGCGTGAAATCCATCCTCTCTTTCAATACCACAGTGAACACGACGACGCGCCGCGTCCAGTTCTTCGCTGAAATCGACACTATCTACGGAACAACGACAGTAACCAGCGAGGCATAAATGGCCCTCAATTTGGACACACTCGGCTTATCGGCAACGGTAACCGCTGAGGGGATCAGTGCGCCTGATTACCAGACGATACTCGATACCCTGACGAGCTATTTCCAGCAGATTTATGGTAGTGACGCTTATCTGGAGCCGGACAGCAAAGACGGCCAGATGGTGGCGCTGGTGGCGCTTGCTATTCACGATGCCAATAACACAGCCATTTCCGTCTATAACTGCTTTTCACCTGCTACGGGTTACGGCGCAGCGCTGACCAGTAACGTAAAAATTAACGGTATCGCGCGCAAAGGTGCAACGAACTCTACCGTGGATTTACTGCTCACTGGCACCGCAGGAACAACCATTACGAACGGCACCGTGAAAGACACCAATAACGTGATCTGGCGTCTTCCGGATTCAGTGGTGATTGGTGTTGATGGCACCGTGACGGCAACTGCAATTTGTTCCAAAAGCGGAGCGGTTGCAGCTCCTGCGGGGGCGATTACCACTATCAATACACCGACCCGTGGCTGGACGTCAGTAACCAACCCGGCAGCGGCCACCGTTGGCGCACCTGCAGAAACGGACGCAGAACTGCGCATCAGGCAGGGGCAGAGTGTCGCGATACCATCCATCACACCATTTGAAGGTGTGGACGGGGCGATCGCTAATATTGCTGGTGTGACGCGCCACAAGCTCTATGAAAATGATACAGGAAAGACTGACGGTAACGGGCTCCCTCCGCATTCCATCTCGGCCATTGTTGATGGTGGCGATGTGACCGAAATAGCCAGGACCATCCGGGGAAATAAAGGGCAGGGGGGCCGGACCTGGGGAAAAACATCCGTAACCGTACCGGATAAATATGGCAATCCTCACATAATCAGTTTTTCGCGACCAACTGATGTCCCTGTTTACGGAAAAATCACCTTAAAAGTTTTTGCCGGGTACACATCTCAGATAGGTGTGCAGATTCAGCAGGCTGTTGCGGATTACATTAACAGACTGATGATTGGTGATCAGGTACTGCTGAGCCGGATTTATTCTCCTGCTAACCTTGGGGTCGTCAGTGGTGGAAATGCACGCTATTACGATATTCAGGAGCTGCTGATCGGCAAATCTCCGGAAGCTGTTGCTGCGGCGAATATTAATATTGCTTACGACGAATCTGCCTCCTGTAAGCCGGAAAATATTATTATTACGGTGGCAGCATGAGCAAATATACGGACTTAATTACTAACTATCATGCGACAAAACCTAAATTCGTTGAACACATCGATTTAGTGACCAGGCCGTTAGCTGAAACTTCAGCCGCAATAAATGGGCTAATAAACGCTTTTGATATTGATTATGCGACAGGAATACAACTCGATATTCTCGGCCAGTGGATAGGGTTAAGCCGGGTTGTAAGCCAGCCAATAAGCGGTGTCTATTTCAGCTGGGACACTGACGGACTCGGATATGACCAGGGCGTCTGGCAGGGGCCATATGATCCGGATTCGGGTTATACCTCGCTGAGCGATGAAACCTATCGCATCGTTCTAAAAACGAAGATAGCAATTAACAACTGGGACGGAAGAAACGACTCTCTGCCTCCCATTCTTGACGCTGCACTGGACGGGTCCGGTCTGAAGATGCAGATCGTCGATAACCAGGACATGACCATAGGTATCTGGGTTTTTCCTGAAACAGATATTTCATCGGTCTCTCTCGAACTTATTGCTGCGATACGACAAGGGTATCTGACGGTAAAGGCCGCTGGTGTATGGGGCGGAAGTATTGAAATTCCTTCGGTGGAAACGCCTTCTGAAGGAAACAGGTTTTTTGGGTTTGATATGGATAACGAATATATCAGCGGGTTTGATGCCGGTTCATGGGGGACATTACTCTGATGGCTAAAAATGATTTTAAACCGTTTGCGACGGGCAAGGGTGCTAATGTTACATCGCAGCCTGACTGGGAGGCGCTGCCGGCGCTCCTGTCTGGTTTTACTGCGGGCAAGGCATCAAGTGCACAGGTAAATAAAGCGCTGCGTCAGGCGAGCTTCATCGCTGCAGCACTGGCACAGTACACAGCCAGCAAGAGCGGGCAGGATGTACTCGATGATGGTGACCTGAGCGGCTTTATCGCCAAAATGTCCGCTGCGTTCGGTAAGGATTTTCAGACTCTTGATGCCACGCTGACGGCGCTCGCTGGTCTGGCTACTGGTGCAGATAAACTTCCGTATTTTACGGGGAATGATACCGCTGGACAGACAGATCTTACTTCTGTTGGGCGCGACATCATCGGAAAAGCCAGTATTGCGGATATTCTCACATACCTCGGTTTAGGAGAAACGGCAAAGCAAGCTGCGGGCGCCCTGCAAAAATCGCAGAATGGCGGCGATATTCCGGACAAAAAACAATTTGCGAGAACTATCGGCGCGGTAACGTCGACTACCATTACACTTGGTGAATCAGGCTGGTTCAAAATCGCCACGGTTGTAATGCCGCAGTCCACGTCAACAGCGGTAATTAAGCTTTACGGAAGTTCGGGGTATAACGTTGGCTCATTTGAACAAGGGGCAATCAGTGAACTGGTGCTGCGTTCAGGTAACGGGAACCCGACAGGAATAACCGCCACATTGTGGAGACGTTCGCCTGCCGCGGCTAACGAGGTCGCATGGGTTAATACATCAGGCGACACTTACGATATTTATATTAATATCGGCCAGTATGCGTACTGGTTAATTGCACAGTACGATTACACCAGTAATGCAAATGTCACGCTGCACAGTACACCTGAATATTCATCAGTACAGCCGGGAAACTCAACCAACGGTCAGACATATACAATTTACAGTAGTCTGATGAAACCAACAGCCGGTGATGTGGGTGCATTGCCGATTACAGGAGGGCGTCTTAACGGCCCGCTGGGTATTGGTACTGACAATGCACTTGGTGGTAATTCGATTGTGTTCGGCGATAACGACACAGGAATTAAACAGAACGGTGACGGGATACTGGATACGTTTGCGAATAGCCAGCACACCGTTCGTGTCGCTCCCGGTGAAATGCAGGTTCTGGGAGCCATTCGCGCAGGCAATGCCAAACGAATGACCATGACCAGCTCAAATAACTCCGCGCTGAATGCTCAATTTCATTTGTGGGGTGACGGAAATCGACCAACGGTTATTGATCTGGATGACGACCAGGGATGGCATTTATACAGCCAGCGTAATACCGATGGCAGTATTCAGTTTGTTGTTAATGGACAAGTTATTCCGGATAATTACGGTAATTTCGACGCCCGTTATTTAACATCAGGAAACGTATATACAAAAGGTGAATCAGATAATCGTTATGTCCAGAATATCCAGCGCGGCGCTCCTGTATGGCCTGGCAAAGTAGATGAATATGGACCAGCAGAAGCGCCTGCTGGTTGCTTTTTAACACAGGCCAGACATGACCCAACAACAGCATACGGTGTGACATTTGCGTATAGACCACTCCAAATGTGGGTGGGTAATGGCTGGCGTACAATTAATGGATAATTTAGGTGAATATAATGGAATTGAAAAACGTAACCAGATACATTCCTGATGCCCCGGATTACGATAACAACTTTCTGTATTTCCGTAGTGAAGATGGTCAGGACTTCTACGAATCGCTGAATAAATTCACGAAAAAATATAAGTTGTGCATTGACTCCGAAAATATAATCCGTTCCGTATCAGAAGATGTGTCGCGACTCTATCCGGCTGGCTTTTCAGTTGTTGAGGTCAATAAACTACCAGCCGGATTTAATATCTATGGCGACTGGAAATATTCGAACGGCACTGTTCTGGCTGTTCCCGTTGACTATCAGGCTAAGGCCGAAACCACCCGACAGAAACTACTGGATGCCGCTAACAGCGCCATTGCCGACTGGCGAACCGAACTGGCGTTGGGTGAAATCAGTGACGACGATAAGGCCAGCCTGACTAAATGGATGGCGTATATCAGGGCGCTTAAAACGCTGTATTTAACAGGCATTTCAGATGAGGCCACCTTCACAGCAATCAGGTGGCCTTCATTACCACAGGAGTGA